AATTTATATATTTTACTAATAATTATATAATAATTTATATATTTTACTAATAATTATATAATAATTTATATATTTTACTAATAATTATATAATAATTAATATATTTTACTAATAATTTAATTATATATATAATTAAAATATTTCCAATATCTTTTTAATTATTTTATTTTCATCATAATTTTTCATTTGATTCATACAATTTCTACAAGGTTTAACTTTAATACATGCATGATGTTCTTCTGTATGAACCCATAAATGTTCTACTATATCATATAAAGTATATTTAGGATTAAACATTGGGGAATATAAAATAAAAGATCTATTATTATTTGCTACAGATGCATGCATCAAGCCACCTTCAGTAGAAATAAATAAGCTACAATGTTTTAATAAACAAGCACATTCTCTAAAACTGGATAATCTTTTTCTAAAATCAATAACATTATCTAATAAAGGCCTACTAGGTATGCTTACTTGAACTATAGTAATATTATGTTTAATTAATTCATTTACAACATTTTGCCATTTTTTAAATGAAAATGATTTATTTTGTGTATAAGATGTTTTTGAATGAGGTTCTATACATATAAATTTTTTTGGTATAAATTTTAATAATCTTTTTATTTTTTCTTCTTCTTTATTAGTATATTTTAAAATAGGATATAGTGATTTTGGTGTAATATTATAAAATAAACATCTTGTTAAAACACCATGTTGTTTTAAACTTATTTCTTTTCTATAATGTCTATTATATTTATGTAAATTAATAGAGATAGTATTATGTGTTTTTTCAAATGAAATATAAGGATTATTAATCCAAATATTATCTTTTATAATACCTCCATTATTATAAAAAACAACTTTTTTATTATGTTTTTCATATAATTCTTTAGCCAATGGTGTCCACATTAATTGTCCTCCAATACCCATTATATAAGTTTATAATATAATTATAAAATATATTTTACATATATAAATATATTTTAAATGAATAATATATATACTTGTTTTCCTGAATTAGGTTTTTTAACAAGATATATTCTACCAATATTGTATAACTATACTAGAAATAATAAGATTAAGATATTAACAAATAGTGATTTTTCTATAATTATTAAAAATTATATTAATAATAGTAATAGTAATAGTAATAGTAATAGTAATAATAATAGTAATAGTAATAGTAATAATAATAGTAATAGTAATAGTAATAGTAATAGTAATAGTAATAGTAATATAGAATTAATTATACCCGATAATAATATATATATTAGTTATAGACGAAGATGGCAAGGTAATCCAGGAACTGGTAATGTAGATAATTTTCAAATAATTAATTCTATAGGTTATGCTTCAAATAATTCTAAATTAATTAAAACTAATACATGGTTATTAAATTGTAATTTTATAAATGAATGGTTAAAAAAAAATAATATTAATATTGATAATATTATTAAAAATTGTAAAGGGATATTATATTATGATTTAATTAAAAAATACCCTGATAAACCCTGGGAAAAATATATTAATGAAAAAAATATATTATATGATTTAGATAAAGATTTATTTCAAAATTGGATAAAGATGGATATTAAACCACTAAAAGTTTTAAAAATAAATCCAACATTAAATAATCATATTCATATTTTTCCAAAAAATAAAAATAGAAATGATTTACAATTTATTAATTTAAATATTTATATAAATATTTGTGAAATGATTAAAAAAGATTTTCCTAATTTATTAATATGTTGTCATGGTAATATTGAATCAGATATGAAAATATTAAAAGATAAAAACTTAATAGATATACAAGCTTCTTCATTAGAAGAATCTATTAATTATTATAATGATAGTAAATTATTAATATCTCCCTGGTCTGGTATGGCTGAATTAGCATTTTTATGTAATATGAAAAATGTTATTTATTTATCAAATCATGACAAGACAATATGTAATTATAATCCTTTTAAAAATAATTTATATAAAATAAATATTAAAAATAATTATATTGAGTTTATAAAGAATAAAATAAATAATTTATATATAATATAATGTATAAAAGTCAAGCCGGACAAGATAAATTTATTATTAATATTTTAAAAGGAAAAAAAAATGGTTATTTTTTAGAAATAGGCTCTAATCATCCAATATATATAAATAATACATGTATTTTAGAAACAATATTTTTATGGAAAGGTATTATGATCGAATATAGTGATAAATGGCTAGAAGATTATAAAAAAATACGAAAAAATAGTATACATATTATTGAAGATGCTACTAAAATAGATTACAAAAAATTACTAAAAAATTCACCTAAAAATATTGATTACTTACAAATCGATGTTGAAGCTGAAAATGGTTCAACTATAAAAACATTAGAAAAATTAGATAATGAAATTATGGATTCATATAAATTTGCTGTAATAACATTTGAACATGATTATCATCGTGCAGGAAAATATAAGTATACACGAGAACAATCAAGAATTATATTTAAAAAACATGGTTATTTTTGTGTGTTTGAAGATATTGATGATAATAATCCTAATGTAGTATTTGAAGACTGGTGGGTTCATCCAGATTTAGTAGATATGGAATATGTTAAAAAATTACAAAACGAAAATATAAATAATTATAGAAATAATAGGTTAACTAATAAATCTATAAGTTGGAAAAAAATAAATTATCCAAATGAATTTACACCTAAAAGTATAAAAATAGGGAATAGTAATACATCTACTAAAATAATTAAATTAGATAAAATATATCCACCCAATACCGTATTGACATTTATTCATAAATATAAAGATACATTTTCCTATAAATTTAATAATAATGAACTAATTATAACAAGAATAGATGACGAATGTGGTTGGGGACAAGATTTATTTGCTTATTATGTTTAATTTAATATTATTTATTTTTTTATAATTAAATTAATTACTTTGTAATATACAGTTTTATTATTAAATTTATAACTAGACATAGGTATATCTAACCAATTTATATCTTTTGTTATTGCTTTAATTCTTCTTTTACTATTTTTAACAATTATAAAATTATTATAATTATTATCTATAAATAAATTAATTAATTTATTTAAACTATCTTTTTCAAAATTATGTTCTTTTAATGTCCATCCATGCAAATTAATATCTTCCCAACTATGAATTTCTAACATCCATGTATTAACATTTATTAATTTTTCTAAAGATAATGGTAATACTTTATGTTCAAATCCTTCAATATCCATTTTAATAATATTTGCTTTACTACATAAATTATCTAGTTTATAACATTTAACTTCTGTTTTTTCATTCCAATTTCTGCCTTGTAAATCCGTATTTTCAATAACATGACCTTGTTTTAATCCATTTTTTCTTTGTTGATTTTCAAAACCAATTTTACAAGTACCATCAAATGTATTAATAGCTCCATCATATATTTTAATATTTTTGATATTTTTAAATTTATTATTTAATATATTAATATTATATGGGTGCGGTTCTATACAATTTATTTGACTATTATTAGAATTATTTAATATAAAGTTTGTTATTTCTCCTTCATTTGCTCCTATATCAAAAATAATACTATTATCAAAATTAATATTTTTTAAATAATTATTTAATTCTTCATTATATGACATTATATATATATTTAATAATATTAATATTTTATTATTTAAACATATTAAAATTTGGAGATCTCCTCATTATTCTTTTATAATTTTTAAATAAATCTTTATCTCTTTTTAAATTTGGTTTATTATTATTTTCATCAAATATTTCACCAATAAATTCATAATATTCATTTTTAAATTCATAATTTGGAAAATTCTTATTTTCTGGAAATTTAAAAAAATGATCGTGTCCTAATATATTGCCCTTCATTTTATCATAAACTGAATCTAAAAAATACATATCATCCATTCTTTTAAATTTATATCCTCTCTTCGTTAAAAAATTATCTAGCATATTAGAAAAATCTATATCTACCTTGTTATTTTTAAATCCCCACATTCCTCCTAAAATTTTATAATAATGATGTGGGTGATCTCTCATAACATGTAATACTTTATCGGATTCAATAAAATCATTAACAGCTTCTTCTTCTCTTCTACTAATTCTTGAGTCAGTATCCCTTATTTCAAATACATCAACAGACTTGTCATTAATAGCTATAAATCTCCAAAACATACCAGGTATTTTTGAACCAGTCATATCAACTAATTCACCTCCCAATTCTTTTATCTTATCTTGAACTTGTTTAGGAACAGTATCATTAATATAATATCTTAATACCCAATCTTTATAAATTCCATCATTTTTTTGAATTTCTAAATTTCTAATAGCTCCATTGCAATACATATTATGAGTTTGATAATTTTTATTATCAATTGGCTTATCTTGACACCATAAAGAAAAACAAATAACTTTTTTCATATATTATATAAATATATATTTATTTATATATATAATTTATTTATATAATAATCCAATTATCAAAATAAAATGTTTTTATTAATTTATCTTTATCTCTTTTTTCACAAAAAATATTTATTTTAGGAGCAATTATTATTTTATTATTATTATTATTTAAATAAGCACTCCACCACGAAAATGTAGATTTATTAATAATATTATGATCACATAATGACATTAACCATAAATCAATATAATCTAAATTATTTTCAATATAAATAATATTTCTATTTTTAGCAGCAAAATTAAGTTTTTCTTTACAATAATTAATATCATCCGAAAATACTAATAAATTATAATCTTCTTTTATAATTTTATCAATATATTTTAATGAATTATAATAATAATCATCATTTAGTAAATATTCTTTATTCCATGTGTCTGATATAAGAACAAAATCGCCTCGTCTTATATGTAAACTTATATTAATTTTAGATTCATTAATAAAATTATATTTATTATTTATATAATTTATAGATTTACTATCAATTGAAAATAAATCTAATATTCTATCTCTATATTTATGAAAATATTTATAACAATTAAAATATGACTCAATATTTAAATTATTTTTTAATATAACTTTATGATATCCTTGACCTATAGAAATTTTATTTTTAATGTTAATATTAAAAGTATTTACCTTTCTATAAATATTATCATTATTAAAATTTTTATGTTTTAATATTTCATAAAAAGTATTTATAGTAGGAAACGTAGCTACATAATTATTATCCCATGCTAATCCATAAATACTTGCTATTTGAAACATTACATTGCCACATCCTGTATGTTTTTCATTTCTAAATGAACCTTTAGTTGTAACCCCTGTTAATCCACCCTTTGATGTATCTGATAAATTTTCTCTAGTTGGTATACTTGCTAGTGGTGATGTAATAATATATTTATGATCAATATTATTCAACATCCATACAAAAGTTTTTTCTAAACCCATATCAAATTCTATTTCATTAAACCAATTTAATATATTTTCTGCTTTACTATTAATAGACAAACGTCCATAATCTCCTTGTAATTTATCTTTATTAAAAGTTATATTAATATTTTTTTTTAAATATTTTTTATTTAAATTTAATAATTTATTACATAAATTTTTTATAGTTATATGCTTACCGCTTCCTACTTGAATAGCTCCTTTATTCATTCCATATATAAATATTTTTTTTAATGCATTAATAACATCATCAATATATATGAAATCTCTATATTGATCACCAGAACCCCATACTTCTAAATTTGAATCAATATTATAAATTATTTTTTTGATTAAAGTTGGTATTACTTGTGGATTAATATTATATGAACAATATGGTCCATATACATTATGTAATCTTAAAATACCTATATTTAAATTATTATTATTATCTTTTAATAAAAGTCCCGCTTCATATTCGCCTAAATATTTACTCATACCATAACTTGTTTCTGGATCTAATGGATAAATTTCATTTTCTGAAAAATAATTTAATCCTTTATTTAATTGTTTTTCTTTTGGATAACTACAAGCAGTTCCTACATATATATAATTTTTTATGTTATTTTTTAAGCATGCGGATAATACATTACTATTAATTAATATATTTTGTTTATATATATAATATTGATTATTATAAGCATAATCAATATCGCATACTATATCCGCTAAATGATAAACAATATCAACATTATTTATATATTTTATTGCTATATTAATATCTGTTAAATCTTCTGTAATAATTTCCACATTTTTAATATTTTCTATATACTTTTTACAACCTCTAGATAAATTATCAATAACAATTATTTTATTTACAATATTACTTAAATCTAATATTAAATTAGTTCCTATAAACCCACAACCACCTGTAATTAAAATATTTAAATTATTAAATTTATCCATTTATATATATATATATATAAATATTAAATTATATTTAAACTTAATGATATCAATAATAATACCTTCACATAATAGATATGATAATTTATTAAATGCTATAGAATCTGTAAAAAAACAAACTTATAAAGATATAGAAATCATAGTAGTAAGTGATGGCTCAAGTGATAAAAGATATCAAAAAGATATTGAAAATGTTAAGATGATACGATTAAGTAAAAGTTCTAAAGAGAATTTAGGATATCCGTGTGGTGCTGTTCCAAGAAATGAAGGTTTAAAAGTAGCGAAAGGAGAATATATAGCATTTTTGGATGATGATGATGTATGGATGCCTAATAAATTAGAAATTCAAATAGATGAAATGAAAAAAAATAATATTAAAATGAGTTGTACTGATGGATATATTGGTAATGGTTATTATAATGAAAATATAAAATATAAAATATATAATAAAGAACATTATTGGTCAGGATTACAAAAAATATTTAAATTAAAAGATAAATTTCCAGAAAAATTTAATTTAGATTTTGTTAAAATTCATAATCCGATAATAACATCAAGTATATGTTTTAAAAAAGAATTAATTAATGAAATTGGTTATATGAAATTAATAAGAAATGGTGGACAAGTAATAAATGGAAAAAAAGAATGGCAAGATTGGGAATATTGGAAGAGGATGCTAAAATATACAGACTGTTTATATATAGATAAACCATTAGTTTATTATGATTTAAAAAAATATTAAATATTATATATATAAATCATGTCATTTAATAAAAATTTAAATGAAATAAAAATAGGCATTGCTATATCAACATTTACAGAAGAAGATACAGAAGAATTAAGATATGAAATAATTGAAAGAAGTTTAAAATCTTTAAAAGAAGTTGAAAAAGAAACAAAAATAAATACATATATCGTAATTGTAATTGATGGCAAAGTTCCCAAAAAACATTATGATTTATTAAATAAATATGATTTTAATATTTATAAAAGAAAAGAAAATGGTGGAGTTGCTAAAACAAAAAATACATGTATTAAATTATTATTAGAACAAAATGTAGATATTGGCTTTTTGGCTGATGATGATTTATTATATAAAAATAATTGTTTGGAAAAATATACCAATTTCATATATAAAACCCAATGTCATCATTTAATTGCTTCATATCCACATCCAAAAGTACATCCAGATTGGAATAAAATGAATTATATTTTGGATAATTATAAAGGAGAAAAAATTAGACGACATGGAGGAGGAGTGGGGTATTTTTTAAGTTTTACACCAAAATTAATAGAAAAAATAGGATATTTTAAAATTTTACCTGGAAAATTTGGTAGTGAACATATTAATTTTTCAAAAAGAGTAATAAAAATGGGTATAGCAGATTTTCATTTTGATATTGATAATTCTGTTGATTATGTTGAACATATCGGATTTTGGCCTTTGGCTGAAAATTTATATGGAAAATGCCATAGTATATCAAAAAAAAATCAAAAAAAATCAAGTCAACTGAATAAAAAATATGTTAATTTGGATTTGGATAAAAAAATAGAATTAGTTGAATAAATATAAAGAATAATATATAATATAATATATATAATGATTTTAGATAATTTAGCAAATTTAATGATAAAATACCATGAACCACGTATAAAAAATAATATTAATGAAATAATACAAATTCTAAATAAAAATAAAATATCTGTAATATTTGATATTGGTTCAAACATTGGTTCATTTACAAAATTAATTAGTAAAGAAATAAATTATAATCAAATACATTTATTTGAAGCATCTACTGAAATTTATAATTATAGTTTATACTATTTAAAAGATATTAAAAATATATTTATTAATAATAACGCAATATCAAATAATAATAAAACAAAAATATTATATAAATGTCCCAAAAATATAAAAAATGGTAAATTAATAATAGATAATAAAGTAGTATTAAGAGTATGTGGATGTAAAGGTGATAGCAATATAGGTTGGAATACAATGCTCGAAGATGGTGATCCGGGACAAACAAATACAATAGGCGGGGAAAAATTTTTTTATCAATTTATGGACAAAGAAGAAGTAACATGCATTACACTAGATGAATATGTTGAAAAAAATAATATAAATACAATTAATTTAATTAAAATAGATATAGAAGGGTTTGAAGGTTTTGCATTAGAAGGTTCGTTAAAAAGTATAAAAAAATTTAAACCTTTACTATATATTGAAATAGGTTGGGGTAAAAAACATCCAAAATGGGATTATAATAAATTAATCTATAAAAAAATATTAGATATGGGTTATATCACAATTAATTGTAATAATTTATTAGAGAATGGAGCTTCTGGGGATATTATTTTTTTATATAAACAATAATTCGTATTTCTAATTTATTTTTTTATATTTTATAATTATAATAATGAAAATTATAAAAAATAATCGTACATTCCATATTTTTGATAAATATTCAAAGAGATGGTTTAGTAATCATATTGATAGATGGGAATTAGATACATTCCATATTTTTGAATATTATAAAAATCATAAAAAGGTATATATATAGATATAGGTTCATGGATAGGTCCAATAAATCTTTATTGTGCAAATATTTATAAAAAAGTGATTGCTATTGAACCTGATCCTGTCGCCCTTCAAAGATTAAAAAAAAATATTAGTGCTAATAGTTTCACTAATATAACACTTATAGAAAAAGCTTTATCTTCAGAAAACACTATAACTCAATTTGGAGGTAATGGAAAACTTGGAAATTCAGAGTCTACCTTATTAATTTCAAATAAAGAAGATTATTTATCCTATCAGGGAAGACATACTGAAGTACATACTCATAATGATATAGTAGAAATAGAAACTATTACAATTGAAAAAATGATTGAACAACAAAATATTAATCCCGAACATATTAGTTTAATAAAAATGGATATTGAAGGAGGGGGAAAAATAGTAGTTCCAGCATTAGTAAATTTTTTAAATAAATATAAACCAGTCTTTTATATTTCATTACATCGCTGTTTTTTAAGAGAATCTGAAATTGAAAAAATTATAGATATATTATTTGATGTATATGATAAATGTTATCAATTTTCTAAAAGTGGTAAAAAAAAATTAGTTGATAAAAACTATATTCAAACAAAAAATTTATACGGTTTAGTATTTGAATAATTTTTAATATGTGTTTTAAATATTCAAAGGTGTAAAAATATAAAATTATATTTACAAATAAAACCAATTCGTTTTATAATATAAATTTATACATAATTATATTTATATAATTATGAATAAATTTATTTTAATTTTAGGAAGTTCGGGTGTAATAGGAAATAATTTAAAATTATTTTTAAAAAAAAAAAATTTAAATATTATAGATTATGATATTAAAATTTCTACTAAATATGATTTAAGAAATGAAAAAAATATTTCTCATCTAAAAGAATGTATAAATAAATCAGATTATATATTTTTTTTAGCATTTGATGTGGGAGGTTCTAAATATTTAAATAATGTTAATAATATTAAATATTTGAATGATAATATCAAACTTATGACTAATACTTTTAATAATTTTAATAATAAACCATTTATTTTTGCTTCTTCACAAATGGAAAATATGGATAATTCTTATGGATGTTTAAAAAGATTAGGTGAATTATTTACTAAAAATCTTAATGGAATTAATATTCGATTTTGGAATGTATATGATACTGAAAAATATGGAGAAAAATCTCATGTTATAACTGATTTTATTTATAATAGTAAAAAGTATAATTGTATAAATATGTTAACAAATGGAGAAGAAGAAAGACAATTTTTACATGCAACTGATTGTTCAGAAGGATTATATACTATAATGATACATCATAATAAACTAAAAAATAAAACTATACATTTAACAAGTTTTACTTGGACAAAAATAAAAGATATTGCAAAAATAATACAAAAAAAAACTAATTGTCAAATAAAAAATAAAAATAAAAAAGATATAACACAGACAATAAAAAATGAACCCGACAAATTAATATTAAATTACTGGAAACCAACAATCACAATAGAAGAAGGTATATTTAACTTAATAACAAAATACCAATAGTTATATAATATTATTTATATTAAAGTAATTTTTGTGTAGCATTTTTTATAAAAATATTTTTTATATTAGAATCAATATTTAATTCTTTAGGAATTTCATTTAAATTACTAATACCATATGCTAATTTTTTTTTAGAAATATATGCTTTATAAATTTTATCTTCTTTATTAGGTTCTTTAAAATCAAACTTACTATAATTTTTATTTATAAAACACATATCACCGATATATCCATCAGGTGCTTTATAAATTGGATATAAATATTTTAATAATTTTTTAGCAGCTATTCTATTTATAGAATAACAGTGTGCTCCTGCGCGTCCCCAATATAATTTATCAAAATAATTATTATATTTTTCATCTTTTGCACCATCTTGATTAAATTTATAATTTTCCCAACCTAATTGTATAAACTCATAATCTTTTGGTATTTTATCTTTTATTAAAAAATTATTAATGTTATTTATAAAAAAAGCATCATCTTCAACAATAATACAATTTTTAAATTCAGAATTTAAAAATTCAGTCCAAGCCATACCATGTGTAATATTTAAGGCACATATAATTTTTTTAACTTTATTATTTAGAGGACTATTTAAATATTTTTTACTTATTTTATTTTCTTTTAATAATTTAGATAATAATATATCATTACTCAATGGTCCAAATATAATTTTATAATTTAAACATAAACTATCATAATTTTTTTTTAAAACTTCCAATCGTGGATTATTTTTGTAAGAACATATATAAATAATATTAAATATATTATTTATTATTGACATATATATATATATATATATATATATATATATTATTTATTATTTAC